TGACACTCGCTCCGATTAATAATCTGTGGGGGTGGACAGTCTGGATCTGGACCAAACTCACAAGCCTCTCCGGCCGGATTACAAACCTCTATAGTAACCTGCATAGACTGTATGGTGTTATCTGGTTGTGGTGGACAGAACCACTCTTGCACCTCGCAACAATCAGGCAGGCAGCTGCAATAAGCCTCATGGTCCTCCACTGTCACTGTATCACATCGAGTTACCATTGCATCTGGTGGCCCAGCATCAATGGAAGCATCCCAATTAAGAAGCGGGACGTTTGAGTCAGGCACTGACTGGTCAACTCCAAAATCCGACACAACTAGGCGGCCGCCATCGGAAGGTTGTTCAAAGTTGGTCACTGCTGTCTCATCGCTGCAACCAAAAAAAAGTATAATAAATAATAATCTTTTCATTTTATAAGTCCATGTTATGTTTTTTGATAAATGCCGCTGTGGCATAGGGAAATTTGTGTTTTGCTATCCTTAAGCAAGCCTTTGCAACTTGCTGGATCTCCCATTGAGCACCAGCGTGGATACGCAAAGAGACAAACTTTAATAAATTATGCAAATTCACTGTTCCATAATACTCTGTATATAAGTTTTGCGGCAGAACACCTCTTGCCTGTTCTCTACATACTCCAGCTTCCATCATCGCGGTATACAGGTTGATGCTTCGCGTGTTGTGGTTGGACACTGCAGCAGAAGCCTTCTCGAACCCTATCCCAAGGTAAGATGAATCCAGAGTCGGGTCAATTAGTTCGCCTAGACTAGCTTGGCGGTTGCTCTTATGTTGTGTCCTAAATTTAGCTGGGTTATAAAATTTCATATCCACACTAGTATACCTGCGGCTGATTTCGTTGTAAGCCCAGGTTCTGTGTCTATGGTGTTGGGACCTTATGAATAGAGGAACAATGAAACGCATTGTAATAGAACAATGCTCAAATGGGCTAGTGTGATTGTGCTCCATGAGGTAGTTAATAAGTTTAATATCTTTTTCATCTAGGTTATCCTTTTCTGCTCCGAAAGAAACGCGGGCAGCGTTAACAATTGTTAAATCATCGCCCATGTGTGTAACGTAGTCAACAGAGCCAATTCCGTCATCAAACAACTCAAGCTTCATTCGGCCCTCGCAGAAAGCCTATAACGTAATTTTCTAATATTACATAATATGATTTATCGCCCACAGAGACCTCCTCGACCATGGCTCGCTGGACGATGACCTGCCTAGGTGAGTCAGAGGCTCTGAGCATCTGTATCTCAGGTGAGCAATCTTTTGCGATGTCAAGAACTGTAGCTGGAATGTATCTGTCTTCCTCCATTTCAAAATCGTCTGGCACTAATACACCAGTGTTAGTTTCATTTTTTTTAACGTGAGGTATTATCGTTAGATGGCGATTTACTGGTTTTAGGATTGGGGGAATTCTAGACATTGATGCTCCTCACTGTTCTCTTAAGTTTGTTGAAGTACTCTGTTAATTGTTCCATGTCTGTATCTGACTTTACCAGCCTGTAAGCCTTTACTGCTAGTCTCATTTCTTCTTTAGAAAGCCAGCCATTATCATCATATGATTCTCTCAGATCTCTGCGCTGTTCCTTGAATGGCTCCATGGCGTCCTCGATGGCAGCGAATTCCCTAACATAGTTAGAAATATGTTCTTCAGTTGTTAAAAGTTTGTCGTCTTGATTGAAACTCATTGTTTTTTCCTTTTTTGTTGAGTTGTATTATAATAATATTATATTTTATCAAATTTGTCAAGTGTTTTAAACAGAAAAACTTTCGCCGCATCCACATGTTCTTTTCGCGTTTGGGTTGACAAATTTAAAGCCGGTTTGGTTAAGCTCATCGACGAAGTCTATTTGGGTACCCATTAAGTATAAAAAACTTTTGGGATCGACATAGATTTCTATGCCTCTGTCAACAACGACTCGATCATCTTTGCCCCTGTTGTCAAATAGCAGCTTGTAAGTGAAACCGGAGCAACCACCCCCGCTGACGGCAGCGCGGATGCCTTTCTCCTCCTTATTGGAAAGAAGATGCTGCAGCCGTTTTGCTGCGCTTTCTGACAAAGTGATCATACAAATTTTATTTCGCAGGCGCCGCCGGCACAAGCAGCTTCGCTCTTAAGGTCAGTGTTGTCTTCAGCTTCTGTAACTTTGGTTAAGTCGATACTGGTTAAAGAGTCCATCATTACGTCATAAGTCTCTTTCGAACAATCCTCAAAGGGTGCTTGGGTGTACGTCCCCCCGTCATATGGAAGCACGGATAAGCCATTGTAACTTGTCCTATTCTCCCACATCCACTCCCCTACATCAACCCACTCCGCATCTTTGATTGAAATTGTCGCGGATATATTGTGCGTATTCTGCCCTTTACGGAATCCAGGTTTTACCCACTCATCAGTTACTAGCTTGACTCGCTTCAGCAATTGAAGCGCCGATTCAGTTCTCATAATTGAACCTTCGGGTGCCTTTTGCGGAATAGAAATGACGGCAGTGGTGTGAGGGTTAAAATACTCGTCCTCAACCAACTCTGGGTGGTTCTCTAGCAAGTAAGAATAGATTGCCTCATTTTTGCCCACTCTAAGTCTTCTGATATAATAATCATTGTGCCAAGCGTGGATGCCAGAGCTAGTCCCTAGGGTTAAGCTAGTAGTGCCGGCCGGCTTCACGCAAGTGGTTCGTGCTGCGGGCTTGATACCGATAATCTCAGCTGTTTTTGCATTCTCTTCTTTAACGGCTCGTGCGGCCGCTTCCATGTCAAGTTGTAATACTGCGTTTGAGGCAATGCCAGTCATCGACACACCGATTAAGGCGTCTTTCTCTGTTGTCCTTCTCCAGACGTCACGGAGATAGTGAAAATCTGTATAACTAGCCTGGAGAGTTCCAATGAAAGCCCCAGCCCTTACTCGGTTCTCTAAATCTTCTTGGCTTTCAACATTCGATACGTTGACCTCTGTTAGATTGCAGAACTGATAAGGTCTCAGGCCGATCTCGCAGCAAGGGTTTGTTCCCCAATCCTTATCGTTCGAAAAATAAAACCCTGGTTCACCTGCTCCAGACGCCTTTACCCTATCCCAAAGATCCATAAAGTATTCCTTGTCGATCTTATGGCGGAGTAGTACAACAGAGTTGTTCGCTCTACCTCGTTGTGGGTTCTTCTCCCACCAATCACCAGTCTTGGCGGAGATCATCTCTTGGTCGTCAGCTGAGAATAGTGAGATCAGTGCTGCTCTGCGGATACCACCAGCTAGAACTGCATCAGCGATATAACAAATCATATCGTGAACCTCAATAGAAGACAGTTTATCCCCATTATCCTTCTCGCTTAACATGCCCTCCAGTTTAACAAGGCACTCACGAAGAGGTTGTGGGCCTGGAGCTTTGCCGCCACTTGTAATAAGCGCGGCGCCTTTTGGCCTAATATCAGAAAAGTCGAATCTTAACTTAGAGCCACCATTGAAATAACTTCGGACGAGTGCTTTTACAGCATCAGCCCAGCCTTCGATGGAGTCATTTACCAGGAATCGACGTGTCCTCTTGGGGTTGGGTTTGGTAATCTCAGGGAGTTTCTCGACGTGGTGCGTCTGCACGCTGTAGCCAACGCCAGTTCCACCTAAAAGCAGAAACATGGCTTCGCCGAATGAACGCCAATCGTCTATGGGCATAAAGGCACAATTAAAGATGCGATTAGGTGCAACTTCAATTGGCTTGCCGCCGAACTGCATTGAACGCATCGAGGGGAGCACCTTCTTATCACGAACCATCTTATAAGCTTTTCTTATCTGAAGTTCCAGCTGAGGAAATTTCTTAAGGTGCATGTTCATATTTCGCGTTACTAGTTCCTCCCACGTCTCTCTTCTTTGCTCATCATCTAAATAGCGGGCATACTTCATGTGTACTGTAATCTCTGATAAGATCTTATTTGATAGCTCCATATTAACTTACTCCTTTTTGTTCCTTCTTAAAACTTGCATACTTTTGTTTTAGATTGTCTAGCCTTTCTTTTGACGACTTCTCCACTATATCACTAATCGACTCGTTTGTTTGATTTAAAACCTTTATTTTCACGTTACTGGTATCCATGAACAGGGGAAATATCAAACCATCAGGACCATTCCTATTCTTGGCCAAGAAGATGCGACCTGTATTTGTATTCTTGTCTTCGACTGTCCTTGAGACAGTGAAAATAAAATCTGCGACGAAACACTTATTGAATGCTTCGGAGATGGACTCCATAGTAATAACTTCAGCGTTTAAACCTGACCTATTCGTCTGAGATGCTGTCCAAACTGGACACTCACTCTCCTGCGCTAGGCCTCGCAATTCTTCATAAATAGTTTCCAGTTGGTGTCTTTTCTCGTCTCTTCCGGAAGATTCTGGCTTTATTAGGTCCCCATAGTCAATGATTATCATATCTGGTACAAAGTCTCTTCTTCGTAACTTATCAATATGATTCTTAATTGTCTGAATGGACGCGGATCGCGTTGGATACTCTTTTACAATTAATTTTCCTGTTAAATCTTTTATCTCATCGTAAATTTTCTCTTTAAAAATTGTTAAGTTCTTTAGCTCTACACCAGTTATGGCGGAGTCATAACGACTTGCGACGATCGTGTCCGCAAGCTCTAGTGTATAGTGCAGCACATGCTTGCCCTGCTTAAGAGCTGCAGCGCCCAGATGGACAAGAACCATAGACTTGCCAGCTCCAGTAGGGGCCACTACTACTCCTAACTCGCCTTTACCTAAGCCACCCTTCGCAACATCATCTATCTGCTGCCAACCGGTTGATACGGGGTTCCTAGCCTTTAACTCAAACCTCTTCTCAAAGTCTGCGAGATACTCGTAGCCAAATGAATTATCTGATCCCAGCTTAAGGGCTCCGTCGATAACTTTAGAAACTTCGTCAAATGAAGAGTTCTTGATGAGGTCTACTGACTTAATCAATGCTTCTTTGAGTTTTTGCTTCTTGCAAAAGTCTAGTGCTGTGTCTTTGATGTATTCCGAAGAATTAGGGATCTCACCTTTTGCCAAAACCCTGGCGTAGTATTCTCGGATTCGTACTTTAACTGATTCGGGGTATGCATCCAAGCCTGTTCGTATGATCGAATGCATAATATTAGATGTGGGGTGGACTCCATACTTCTTCCTGTATTTTGCTATCTTATCAATGAAAACTCGCAGATGCTTAAGCTCTAGAAAGTTTAGATCTAGTACCTCAAACATCTGATCCGCGAATGGGCGGTCGTTCAACACCAGATGACAAAGGTCTTCTTGAAATGACTTTCCGAATTTTGAAAAACTAACTGCTTGTTCCATGTTATTCCTTATTTGTTACTTAGATAGTATAGCAGGCTTTCCTATGAAAAGGAAGTGATAATATCATTAAATTTTTGCTCTAAATCCTGCATATTCACTGTTAGGACACCGTCTTGAAGCATCAGTTTTCTCATCTCTGTTTGGTTGTAGTGGGGGTTAAACTCTTCGAATGTTTCATCAATCCGGTTCTTACTCTGTGGTGATAAGCAAGGCGATGAGAGCTGCATAATATTGTAGTTGTCTTCAATAAGATTTTCTGATTCCAGAACGTTGTTGTAAAGTTTAAGCTTGTTTTCCTCTTTTTCACACTCATGAATAACATCTGCTACAAAGTAATCGGTATCTTCTTTGAGGAATGAGAACCTCTTTGCCACTGTTCCAAGACCTACACGTGGGACACCAGGGAGGTTATCGCTGGGGTCTCCAGCCATTGCCCGGGCAAGTGCAAAATTCTTCGGATGAATACCAAACTTCTCAATAACCATATTAGTGTTTAGCACTTCTTTCTGAATTGGCCTAAACAGTAGAGTCTTTTCATCCAAAAGCTGTATAAAATCCTTGTCTGCAGAAACGATTACCTTTTGCCACTCTGAAAACATCGGCGTATTCTTAACATAAGATATAACGTCATCGGCTTCCACTTCAGGTTCCATAAACTGGACAATTGGTGTCTGGTTAAGGTATTCTACCACCCTAAGTTGCTGCCAGAGCTTGTTATTGTCTGTATCCTGTGGGGTCATCTCATCTGAGTTCCAATTAACTCTGAGTGGTTTTCTTCCTGCTTTGTAATTCTTATTCATCGATCGGCGTTTCTTCGAACCTCCTTTGCCATCCCACACTACCACAATCATGTCAGGAGAAATCTCCCTAGTGATCTTGTTCATGATGTTGATAAAGGTTCTCATGCCTCCGATGGGATTTCCATTGGGGTTTTTACTTGGGTCGACGATGTATCCCCGTAGGAACTGGTTGAATGCGTCAACAATCATTACTCTCTTCATTTGTTTCTCCATAAAAAAAGCCCACCGAAGAGGTGGGCTTTGTGTTTAGCTGTCTGGCTTCGCGACCGGATCGTCCGTATCGTAGAAGTCGTCAGCTTTGCCTTCTCTATTCTTGAACTTCATAATAACATCTTCGTCCATAATTGTCAAGACACTTTGTTTGAATTTTTCATCGCTCAATTTGTCTACCCAGTTCTTGCGCTGGAACTTTACTTCAGTGCCATCATTCTGAACCAAGGTAAACCAAGCTCCTGATTGGAGAAGTCTATCAGAAACTTGAATGGCATCAAACCAACTTTCCTCATCTTGGACTCCGATACTATCGTCTCCCCATAGGATCTTAAAGTTACAATGACGACCGGCTGTACCAAAACGAGACTTTTCAAGCTTCGCTTTGACTTCTGAGCCTATTCTGAATCCATTGTCATCTTGCACGAAAGAAGCTTTAGCTTTTCGCCCAGTAAGCCAAATGCGCAAAGAATAAGCATAGTGCATCGCTTTACCGCCGGGGGTTACATAAGGAGTTGTCATAGCCTCAGACGGTGAACGTGTAATATTCGTCTTTAGCTGATTGAGCACCAAAAATGTCGCTTTACTGTTGGCGATTGGTACTGTTAGTTTTGACATACCCTTAGATAAGATCCTTGGCTTCACAGCCATTGATGATTGAGGGTTAAAATCACCCTCAACATCTGACATAGAAGGAGTTAGGGCCAGAGAGTCCCAAATGAACAGCCACTTGTTCCCTGTCCCCAACAGCTCTTCAATAGTTTCCAGGACAAACTCGACTGATTCTGCTTGAACATACATAAGACGTTCAAGGTCACAGCCGGCTCTTTCTAGGAAACTTGGATCAAGGGCTGACTCAGAGTCGAAGTAAACCACGTCAATGCCCATCTTTTGAGCATTGCCGGCCACTTGTGCAGCCATGAATGATTTACCGGTTGCTTCCAAGCCTGCAATCTCTGAAATCTTACCGACTGGAATGCCAGCAAGTTTTCCCTTGCAGATAATTGAATCTAACCATCTTGAGCCGGTAGAAATCCATTCACTCACTTCAGTTGGGTTATTGTCCTGAAGTGAATGTGCGACTTCTCTACCTGCTTTTTTGTTGATGATATTGCGGACTGCAGCAATATCCAGCGAACCCTTCTTTAGTTTTGATACTTTAGGTCTAGCCACTGTTGACTCCTTAAGAATTCAGAAGATCGTTAAAAGCTGATTCAACAGCATTTGTAGATCCTCCAGTCGGTGTCCCATATTTTACAACTTCAGAATTGCCAGAATCAGTTGCCATGAACTGATCGAGAATAGACTTCACTTCTTCGGTCGTCTTTCGTTCGAAGAGGTCGTCAAAACTTGGGATGGTCTCCAGCAACTCTGCGCACCTTTCGTCGCCGCCGACTGCATCATCACAAAGGATTGTCTTCCGTGGTCGTGGACGAATATCTGTTCGAGGGAAAGAAGCGCCGGGCAGCTTGCCGTACATAAGTTTCAAGTCGTTACCACTCTCTGGGTCCGTGATGTCTCCATAGTCTGGATCAAGGACGATTGTCAAGAGCTTCTCATAGGCCATCTTACCGTATCCCCAAACACGAATACCTTGATCTTCTTCTCCGCGGACAAGAACCGGTGAGAAGAAGCGTTGCTTTGCAAAGAGATCCTTTGCTTGCTTCTTACTCTCCTCTGTGCCCTCGTTCCAAAGCTTGTTTGCAAAATCGCAAACAGGGCAAGCATCGCCAAAATTCCTCTTTGGGCAGAGAAAACCTGATGTGCCTACGTTATAGTGGAAATACCTCTCCTTGAAGGGGTCTCCGTCTGGTGTCGAGACAATACGAACATTGTTCTCACCGTCTTCGGGTCGCCAGAATTGATTTTTACTTCCGTCGCCCTTTCCGTTTAATTTATCTAATTTTCCACGCATTGCGTCTAAATTAAGTGCCATGTTGTATTACCTCCTATTGGTATATTATTTTTTTGCACGTTTGGCTATAGCAGGTCAGCTAATCTCCTGACCAACTGATATAATAGTATCAGATTATTCTTCGTCTGTCAACTGTATTTTTGGAGAAAAACACTCGACATAGATATAATCATTTTCGTATTGTGTTGGGTAGATCCCGAAATAGGCTTTTGTCTCTTCAGCCATTCGGTTTTTAACGCTGTTGGTTAGTTCCTTGAAAAAGTTTCCCTGGGTTTTCAGCTTCTCTTCGTTAATACCGAAATAGTATACCACTTCCACTTCTTGTTTGAAAGGAGAAAATAACTTGTCTTCGCAAGATATGGTGCTAACTCCCAAGGAGCGTATACGGCAAGATTCTCTAATACGTGAGAATGTCGACATAATTGGTTTAGTATTCTTGAAGACTTCGACCATGTGATAGCTATCACAAAATACTGAATTTATCTGCTTATAGTAGTCGAAAACGTTGATTGACTCCGTGAAACCCTCCAAGGTCTTATTGCAGGCCATGGTGATGCTCTCGAAAAGTCCGGATCTCGTATATTCTTGCAAGATATTCCTCACTGTCCTTTCTTGGAGCGCTTGTTCTTCCGAGAGAAAGTCTGTTTCAGGGTGAAAATAAACAACTTTTATCTTTAAGCCCTTTTTATGTAAGGATTCCAACAACTTAAGAGAGAAAGCGCTACTTTTAGAGGCACCGCAGACGAAAAACGTGACTTCGCCCTTGATACTCCGGAGAAACTTAATTTTACTTAAAATGTTTAAGTCTTCATATTCCTCTGCGGTGTCCAGTTCGGGAAGGATGTATGTATTCTTCTTTTCTTCTCTCTCTTGATTACAGATTCTATATATTTTGTAAATATCATATTTCTCCAGCCGGGTGACTATATCGCATGCGGCATTTCCTAGGGCTAGTATGTTTTTCAAACGCGTATTTCCTTCATCTCTCCGAAGTTCTTACCGATGCTGACGTTTGATAGAAATCTACCAAATAAGTTTGTCTCGAATATGTCTTTTAGCTGAGAAACCATCTCATAATCCTCTTTTGCGAAATCAAGCACAACAGAATCGTGCATAGTGAATGCAACAAAGCTCTTGGTGCCCCTAAGTTTCTTCACGATCTTGTATGCATTCTCTAGTACTATATCAGATGTTGTAGATTGAAGCAAGTAATTTAATGCTTTTCTTTCGTCTACAGGAAGGGCCCTGCCAAAAGGAGTCCTAATAGTCGCGTTGGTGTAATGCTCTAAGTATGCTTTTTTATTATAGTGCTTCTCATATATTCCATTTTCAGCCTTTGGATTATAAAGCCAGGCAAAGAATTGAGCTTTAGCTTCTGATCTGGAGATCCATGGAGGCATATCCTTCATATTCCACAAGTGAATATCCTCTGTTGGTTGTTGGACTCCAGAGAAAGCTAGTAATGTTCTTATTTCCGCGCCATTGAGATCCAGCTCTAGAAACAAATCATTTTGCGGGGTGACCGATTTTCTCTCCTCTTTCTTTATATTCATGATTGGGTATGAACCCTTCACTGTTGCCAACCTTCCTGTAGCTGAAGTATAAATGTCATATTTAACTCTCTCCCTTATCTTTCCAACATTTAAACCTCTTTTGCTGATTTCTGTTGTGAGGACATGGATTTTATGCATAATATCATAACTGGCAGGCCTGGGGACTGTTCTTATTATTTCTTGCATGGCTGCGTCCCTGAGAGAGAACCATCGATGCAGCAGATGGTCCGGCAAGACGTCAAAAAAACATAGTCTGGAAAGGTCGACCTTTGCTGTTAGGGCTGCAGCTTTTTGGGATCTTATAAGATCCCCCACTGAGAGGATCCCTTGCGGGTCTCGAGAGAACTCTGATAATTGCTTCTGATTTGCATAGACACTCAGAAACGTATAATTCTCATCCCTTTCTATTGCCGTGGAATAAGACCATGCATGATCTGCAGAATCTAAAAGTTGGCTGAAGTTCTTAAATATAAACTGGTTGTCCGCATATATTCCTCTGCAGTTATCTTCTATTTCAAGTGTCTGTATTACTCTCAACGTTCTCTCTTCTTTCATTTTCGGTGCGGCGCCGGAACTGGTCGTGATCAAGCACTACCTGTTCTATGATCTTAGAACAAGTAGATCCTATCTTGGCCGTCGCGTGACTAAGGCCGTAAATTGAGTAGGTCTGTATGGCTTGGTGTGCTTCGACTTCATAAAATCTCTGATCGTAGCTGTCCAGTTCATATAAGCGGGTGCGTAAGAGCAGGGCCAGCCAGGTTTCTTCTGATAATGCAGACACTTGACTCCTTCTCATTATTGACTCATTACCATTATAACCCAATCTGGGAACAAAAGCAACCTTATTTTTAACCTGTATATAGAGGTTTTCTAAAAAACTCTGCAGCATGAAGAGGTCTTCAGGGTGGGTTTTAATCCGATAAATAGAATCCATTATCTCACTTGCAGACCTAGTTGCATGGACTCCGGGTGGTGGCCGGTCGATGGGGCCATCCGGAGTTTCAATAGTTTCTGGCTTTTCTGCTCTCATGAGTAACCTAACGATTTCTTTATCTAAATTAACCATCAGGCGCCATGGCGAGTTTTTGTCGACATAGAAACCAGAAGCTGAAGCATAGTCTAGATAACAAGAAAAATTAGGATCTTGCAAGATTTCACCTTTTGACAAATCGATCTGCGGATTCAGGTTTGCTAGCTCTAATACCAGGCCTGTAGTTTTTATATCGTTATGTTTTGAGAGTAGGAAACCGGTTTTTGTAATTGGATAGTTCTTGAGGTCGCTTTCTGCAATACTCATAAACTCTTTAACAAAACTCTCGAAGTCAACAATAGAAGCATTGCTAGATAAGTTTTCCAAATAACTTGTAGTCAAAAAGGTTGTGTACTCTGAGTAGTAGGTTTCGAAATTTAAATATCCGGCAGTTGGCACTAGGCCCTCCAAGAAGATCGGAAAAGATATATTAGTCTCTTGGACTCTCTGCAAGTAATCTCTTCTAAAGTTGCGAAAAGCCTCTGCGACAAAACCCAAGGCTGAGACATCGTCTGCGACGGACGGAAAAGTCTTTAGTATGGAGTCATCCACGCCGGGGACTATGATGACCGGTTCAAACTTGCTGTTTACACGGCCGAAGAAAGCGTTTTCATACCAGGTATCTAGCATACTTTCGAAATTAACTAAATTTTTATATTTGGCCCTTTCTCTGAACTCTTTCTCGAGGTTGTTTGAAGTGCCGGCGGAAAATAATATCTTGCTTGCCATGTCAAGTGCCCCTCTTCTTGGATTCGATCTGGCCGATGGTGCGATTCTCATCAAAATAAATGTCAACATACTCATACTGCGCATCGAAACTGCTGTTGATGTAGTACCGTATATGATCGGCGCTATATCTGACTCGATCGACTCCCATGACAGGGCTGCCGCGGCGGAGATCATGAGACCTTGCTGTGCCGGCAGCGAACCATGATTTGTCCACATCGGGGTCATGAAATGTAAAATGCTCCGAGATTGAATTTGAAAGATTTACCTGTATACCGAGAGTGTTCTTCAGTTTAGATTCAACGCCGCTAGTAGCCTGAATTGAATCACTGGACCCTGTCGGTACCCCCGTTGGTAGCTCCTGCGCATCAGCCCCGGGTTCGCTCTGACTAATCTCTCCAGCCGTTTCCGTGATAGGCACCGCGTCCGTAAGACCTTTCCTCTCTGAGGCGTGGGCCCCGAAAGAACACTTTAAAGAAGTATTTGAAATACCATTCGACACATTAGTCGTAACAGACAGTATTGTATAATAGCCTCCGAGGCCTAACCTGTGAGATGCGCTATTCTTATCATTAGGCAGGCCGAAGCCGATGTTGCCCGGGTTTACATAGATTTGACTCCCCGGCATAAAAAGGTTATTGCCGATCATTTCGATTGTGGCAGAATACGGCATCTTTAATTCATCGTATAAACCTACCTGGTTTGTCATCAGCTGCTCTTGAGCTTTTGGGACGTCAAATCTACTAAAGTTGATGCTCTTTATCAAGCCTCTATTTTTTCCAATCTCAAAATGATAAATACCTTTATCTGAATCTTGCTTCTTTATCCCTGAGCCATCTGGTGTGAACTCTCTTTCTGATTCTTGAAATATGACAAAGTATTCGTTATCATCTTCGAAAGAGTAGGACTTCATAGCGGACGAGCCGGGGAGGTTCGATGGTTTTAAAATAGATTGTTTTGATAATTTTGCTGAGAGGCCGCGGCCGGTGTATGTTGTGCTTATAATTGTTGGCATACTTTCAACTATCCCGTTGGCCACGGGTAGAAAAGATTTGTGCAGGGCCTCAGGTATTATATGGCTAACACATTTATTTAAGAACTGGTATATTGTATAAGTCTTGTCATAATTGCTTATTACCTCATCCTTCATCACCTTTGACCACAGTGCTAAAGATATTGGCACATCTGCTAAGTTTATTTTCTTTATCTCTGGCTTAGCTGTGCTGTCCTTTCCTCTGATTTTTATGTTTACGTCTGACAGCAGAACTCTAAACTTTTTTAGTTTTTTGACGTTTTCTTCTAGTACTAGTTTGATTTTTTCCTTTTCTTCTGAGGTTCTATCCGGATACTTTTTGTTTATTTCGCTCGCTGGGTTAGAGATCTCTTTTATAGCTTTATCTATATTTTCTGCGCTCTTTTCAAAAAAAGCCTGCATAAGATCACCTAGTGCTACGTAATGGATGGTCCTCTTTGAGAGGTCTAGATTGTCTTTACGCGATTTGTAATCTACAGACTTTTCATCGAAGCGCTTCGTTGTAAGCTTCAGGGGTTCATCTGTGGGTGGCAGGCTCGGTAGTGACGAGCCGACACCTGGTGCAGTAAGTTGGGCTTTTGTGTCGGTGAGGGTTGCCGTTGATGCCGCGGCCGAGCCAGCGAAGGGATCCACTTCTGATTGTGCTTTGCCGTAGGTGCTATATTGAAATAAGAAGTTGTCGTCAAAAATAGCCTCATGGATCTTGTTCTTTGATTCTAAAATCTCCATAACTCTTCTAATTTCTTTAAGTTTTTTTTGATAGTCTTCTAATGTTCTGTTTTCCTTTGTTTTGCCCTCCTTAGATTTCCCAGCCTCGACAACTCCATCCCTAAATAGTGACCGTATATCAGCCCTAACAACAGTGTCCTCGGTCGAATCCCCAAGGCTAAAGAGGCTATCGCCAAGTGAGTCACCTATTCTTGCCGTATATTTTATATTTATTGTCGCTGAGCCGTCTTGTTGGACGTCTATGCTATGAGATATAACATTCATCCTTAACGCTAGATTTGATTCCCGGATCTCTTCCACTTCCAGTTGGGTAAATAAGCTTTGATTTAAAAAAGTATACCCCAAAGTGGCAGAGACTTCTATGGGCCGGCGAAGGTCACCTGGCGTTATAGTCGAACTGCCCTCGACATTCGATAAGTTACTTGGTGCGTTTCTCGCTATAGATATTGTAAATAAATCGGCTAGGCGTGCATAACCAGCCTTTGGCTCAGCAAAAATTAAAGAAACGTTATCAACAAACACTGTTAAATTGGCCATTAAAAATCTGGGTGCCTGGTATGGGTTAGTACCGACAAATTCTACTGAAAAGTCTCTCACGGCTGCGGCGCCTAGAGAGAATGGGGCGCCCTCATCGGAGACCTCTGCAGTGGTTGGAAAGTAGAAAGGCAGCATCTTTTCCCCGATGGATTTAAAGAATCTAAGTTCTGGCACTAGGGAGCTTATTTTGTAGGTCTCTAGGTTGAAGAAGTCATCTTTAATAACTATTTTGTTATTACTGTCGCGTTTATTTGTAATCTTAGACATAACTGAATTGGGGTCGTAAGGCTCTCCTCCCAGGGAGTGGACTCCTATTGTTTTATTTTCACTCGGAGTAAGAGTCGCTTTTTTAATACCGGACTCGGCCGAGGTGCCGTGCAGATTCCACTTATAAAGCAATGCTGCTTGCGGGTGAAAGCTGTTCTTCTCATTTCCTTTTCCTGCTGCCATTATTTATGTCTCTCTTGTTGCAATATAGATCGCATACTCTAAATCCTTTGGTATAGATACAACTTCCCCTAGTTGTATGTGACTGTCTGTCGGCTTCTTGTTGTACCATGCAATAACCCACCAGTACTCTACTGATCCATAAAACTCATAAGCCCATTTACTCATTCGTTCTCCGACTGCCATAATCCTCTCATGCGTCTCAATGGCCATAGTCTCCTGGTCTTCAGCATCGGGACTATTGAATTCAAGTCTAGCATATTGCCGGACTTCTGTCAAGTCCCTTCTGTGGAAAATTTCGGGGCGCAACTTGCTTAGGACCATTATTGGATTTGTGTATTTGTACCTATCAGACATGATATACTCTCCTTGTTGATTACTATGTCTGGTTTAGTAATCTGTTCTTGTTTTTTGTTCCGCCCATAATAGCCTTAGAATCTGATGGCGCAGAATAAGGGAACTGGCTTGTTAAGAAATCTTGGTTTTCATCCCAGCCCAACTGGTTTTCGTGTTGTGGGTCGAAAGTTATGCTAATGTTGTAGTGCTTTGGGAAAAGCTCTCCATTTGGCTTATAGAAGTAGCCGGCGGCTGCATTTGGCTTGAAATTGAAGCCGCCGATGCAACCTAATAGAGATCCGGACCCATTGGCCGCTTGGACCATGTTGACAAATTTCAATCTTATCAGTGGTGGGGCCTTAATTGTTCGGCCGAATGATCCTCCGGTGCCGGTAAGGGGTGCTGAGTATGATGGGTACAACATCTTTACAAGGGTTGAGTATCTGGTAAGGTTTTCTTTTGCGTGTGCCTCACTGGCAGACAAGACGTCGAAAGCTAAAGTTATCTGTCTAGTTGTTGATTGGTAAGGTTTTATTGCGTCGTTTCTGCCGAATATCTGTTCGCCACCCCAAGAGACAGTATAGTTATCTGAAAAATCTGTTAAAAATGCTGGGAACTCTATGGTTGTCCCAGAAGCCAGGTGTTCAAAAGAGATCATCTGGTTTTTTGATTTTGCTATTTCTCCAAAGTCTGTAAAACTCATATTATCTCTCCTTTAATGAAAATCATCATGATGATTTTTTCTTCAATGCGGCCGTTGCGGCTTTTGCGGCGTTCTCGAAGGCATTTACTTTCTCGGCACTTGCTCCAAAGGCTATAAGGAGACCGGTAATTTTCTTCAGGCCTTCGCCCAAACCTTTCAAAGCCTCGCCCAACGCTTTATAATCTTCCTCGGTTGGTGCTTTCTCGGCCATCTTCTCTAGTGCCACTAATGTAGTGAAGGCTTTTGGGATCCCGGTGAAATCATGGACTGTTCCGGCTAGTTTTGCCGCGGCTGTTAAGCCAATAGCGATATCAAGTAGTTTCTTTTGGTTCTTCTCGGCGTCTACGAGTTTGGCTTTGATATGTGGAAAGATATCTTTAGCATCGATGCCGATTTGGTTTCGATCGAAGCCTGAAAGGGCGCTTTGTTTAATGGATTTCAAAACCTCCAATGCGCCGGCGGCGTCCTTCTGCATAAGAATCACCTGCGAAACTTGAGATTTTTGCATGGTATTCAGGCTTTCGAAAGAGATTTCGATTTTCTTCTGGAGTTCTTTAGTGTTCTCTTCTCCGAACTTCAGGCCGACAGCTTTGGTTAAGGCATCCGCTGCGAGGTTTTTGGTACTATCTTGGATCATGTTCCCTAGGGCGACCAGTGAATTCTCTACTGGGCCGCGGCCTCTTCGGATACTGTCGCTAAGTTTCTTTATGCTAATCTTAACATCTTCTGTCGAATTATCAAATCTGCCCTCAAGCTTGCCATATTTTTTTGAATCGACGGCGCCGGGTCGCTTCCCTGTCCTGAGGAACTTTCTAGTATCCTCTACTGATCCAAATCCCAAAGTCTCTTGAACCGCCATTAACTCAAACTTGCCCATCTCGTTCGGGTCGCGGTCTCCGAACTCTTTTTTTACTCTTTTAGCCCTTTGTGCTTCGGTCATATTTAGCATCTCAATGCTGTTAAATGCTGATTTACCCAATATCTGGTTTAGTTGACCTGCTTTTTGAGCTGCTCCTTCGAAACTATCAAAACTGCTACCAAATGTGCTCGTCAACGAATCGAAAGAAAGCCCGGTTTGTCGCGACATCACCTGAAGTTCTTTAAAATTTTGTTTAAATATTTTTGTGTTATAAGCAAAATTTTGCTGCGCAGAGCGAAAGTTCTTGGCCAGGGTATCGCCCGGAATAGCTAAGGTTTCTGACATATTCGCGAATTCGGCCATGAGGCCTTTCAATTCATCAGCTGAGCTGCCAAATGCATACATCCCAGAGTCAACCACTTCTGCTAGTGTTGTTGCTTCGAAGCCTAAGCCCTGCATCGCTACGGTAGTTTCGAGCAGCGTAGAACGGAAAGCGTCGCTCATATAAACAAAAGCCTTAGCGTTTGTCCTAAAAGCAGTTAAGGCATCAGTCGCCCTGTTGGTATTCCCAAACAGCTCTAGGGACTGTGCGGCCGCGGAACTGAAGGCAGAACCCAACTCTTCAAGGTCTTGGGCGTATCCAGCTTCTGTAAAAGCTTTTCGCTGTTCGTCGAATAACTTGGTTTGCTGGGCCAGGCGCTTGATCGGGTTTAACAAGACCTCTTCTTGCACTGGGTTTATAGCAGATGAGAGCTGCGCTATTTGTTCTTTGGTAAATTCACCCATCGTATCAGTACCCTCGGTTCTCTAAGTGTTCTCTATAAAGGGAATAGCCCCCTATTTAACTAGGTAGAATACAAATTTATGCATCTTTTGATTTCTCCTCATGATGCCTGATCAGGCGACGGATAAACCACTTTCTCAACCCAATGGGGAGACTGTAAGCTTCTGAAAACGACCATTTCATGTGCTGTATTAAGAGATAAATCTCTTCATATACAACTTTCTCTAGATATTCTTTACTAAGACCAAAACATGCCCAGAGAAAAGGGCACGTCCTCCTTTTGCTCGTGATTGCATTCGGGGCAGCATATCATCTGAGTCTTATCTATTTTTGGAATACTAGTGTTATGGATCTTTACTATAGTTCTTGCGTCTGCAGTTGGTAATACCTCTGTCAGTTTGAAGATTTCGCCGGGCGTGGTAACTCCATTCGCCTCAACGAGTATTCTCCTCAAAAATTCTAAAGTATCACTGAAAGGAAGGTTAAGCTTTTCTTTTTGTTTTTTTGACTCTTCAAGATACTTGTAATCGTTAGGAGTCATTGTTTTTATTCTAACACTTATTTTGGTTATTGGCAAATCAAAAAGCAAAGTCTTACTTGTTTCATCATACTTTACTTCTTCTGTGTCTGCGATACCGAACGTCCTGTTTTTCATATCTTCTAGGATCTTAGTTAAGCTAGCTTTGACTGGGCCCTCAAACGAGCAGTTGTCGCAAGAAAACAGCATTTCCAAGTCTTCGCCATAGCCAGTTTTGGCGGCTGACATCAAAAGCGCTAACTTATCACAGTCTAAAATTTCTTTTGAATTTATATTCTCTGTGATCATCAAAGAATCAATGAGCTTGTCGAATACAATCCCTTCATTGATATAATTTTGGTTCATGACAATATCTTCTTCTTTTGCTGTCATGGATTTAATTTCCAAAGTCTTCAACCCTTTCAGGGGGCTGCTTTCTTCATAAAATTCTCCGCCAGAAGGCAGGTGCACAATCTCAGTTGGTACAACAAATGAAATGCCAAAAGGATTTTGTTTTGGCATTTCAGGGGGTGGGACATTGTGCTGTGGTGTTTGCGGTGGTTCTTGACGCTGTTGAACTTTCGTTCTTTTAGAATTTCTAGACATCTTTCCTCTTTATCTTAAACTTAAAAACTGTAACTTAATCTGTAATAGTGCCGGAATTGTCAGCAGCACTTGTTCCACCGGCGCCGGGGCTGGTGGTGTTTGTACTCCACTGAGCTTGTGTTGCTGGCGTTTCAAGTGTTGCAAAATCATATTTTAGACCTATCGTTATATTAAGCAATTCATCGCTGTTGTAGTCTAGTTGATCAAACTCAACACTCTCTATTTGAGGGTTTTTGAGTGTCCAGGTCTCAACTGCAACATTACCCTCTGGATTCAATTGAACAATCTTAATCTCATTGCCCAAAGCTCTAACCATTTCAGCTTTCGAGATGGTTTTCGGAGCTGATTCTGAATATGCAGTTGGCACAACATAGCCGGCTGTTTCCAGAATGCTATAAAGACTAGCTGCAGAATCTGGGTTAACCGGGTCGACGATGACCATGCTCACCGGGTCCCACTTTACTGAACCAGGGTAGTGAAACTCATAGTTCAAAAATTGATGCGGTGTTGTGCCAACCTTGAAGGCCGGTTTCTTCACCGATTTTACAATAAATTGTGGCATGCCAGAAAGATAGAGTAGCCATCTAAACTTTCTCTTTGGCTCAACCGAGGCTTCTGTCCAAAACGTCATTATATTAAATCTCCTATTAGTATATATTATACTCAGGCAGTTTTTAACGATTATTAATCGTCAAAAGAGGCACCTGAACGTGTTATAACAAAATCAACTGCAATAAACTCTATTGCTCTTGCAGGCTTCAGAAAAATCTTAGCATACATTATGTTTCTATCGACAAGATCAGGTGTTGTCGTGGTCTCGTCTAGGACAACCTTGAAATCAGCTAGGCCCAATCTAGTTTGCACACTTTCAAGCATTGGGACAACCAAACTCTTAAACCTGTTCCATGTTGCTGGAAGGTTATTATCAAACAATAGAGAGTTAGAGATTCTTGAAACTTCCTTTTTGACGAAAATCAATAAGCGTCTAACGTTTATTCGATCAAGAGCCGATTTGGTGCTTTGGAGCGTCTTTTGACCAAAAATTACAATCCCTTCCGATACGAACGAAGCGATTGGGTTAATATTCGCATCATACAAGACATCTCGGTCTCGAGAAAGAAGCTGTTCTGATACCTGCAGAACAGGCACACCAGCGTTGCCCTCATTCAGGCCTCCGCGGTTGAATCCAGCTGGCGCAAACCAGACTTCATCTCGCTGCTCTGTGTAAGCCATAGCACCTAGGGCTACGACAGAAGGTGGTACCCAAACTGGACTTCCATCTATTGTGTCTCTTATCTGCACCCATGGGTAGTATGCGCACCCATAAGAAGAGTTTATTCGTCTCTGTATAAGAGCCTTGGCAGACAGGCTTGGAGTGGTGCCGTCGACGCGGGATTCGAAATTAGGGGCATAAGCTTCCGATTCTGGCTTATAAATGTTTGGAAGATCAACAATAGCTAGTGCGTCAGCTCGGGCTTCACAAGTTTGAATTAACTTTGCAGTAAGATTCTTGTTGGAGATACCGGGCATTGTAGCCAGCTTCATCTCTACCATTTCAGGACTCTTAACCATCTCAATTGCCCTATCGATAGAGGCATAAGCGTAGCTATTAGCTGTGGTGGCATCTGGGCCCACACAATTAGACCGAATGGACATATTAAAAGGATCAGCTTCGGTTATATTAACTCCGTCGCTACCACCTGCGAGCGGCAGAGCGAAAGACCGGACAACATCGAGAAGACCGGCGGCTGTGTGGCCTGTTCGAGCAGCGTTATGGGTGTAAGAGTGATTCGTCGCCGGCGCCGGTGCGTCGCCCGCGGTCTGGGATGAGCCTGAAACCCATACAGCCCTATCTAGATCATAACTTGAAATGTCCGTTCCGGGATCTGTCGCACCAGTAATAACAACATCATCCAAAGAAAAGATGTATGCATGCTGAGTGCTGGCGCCGGCGAGGCCGGACTGCTGCTGTGCTGTCAAAGTCGAATAATCTGCAAGTATTCTATAATAATCTCTCAAGCCGTCGTTTACTGACTGGAAATTTTGCGCGTATTTATCTCCGTCGCGGCTGAGGTTGTAGGGTGTTGCGCCAAACACGTATTCGCCGTTTCCTTGGCTTGGGTTTGTAGAGCCCGTTTGAACAGTTGGTGGTGTTGGCCAGTTGAAAACCACCGTGTCGAGGTTGACGTGGAATTGAACGCCTTCAGCTTCTGCAGCGTCGCTGTCGATGGGCCAGGTGGGTGTGGCGCCGGCGGTGTTCTTAAACACCTTTCCGTTGTCAGCCGGCGAATAAGAAAGCTTCTTTGGTATAACGGGCCCGAGGTAACCAAAAGGGACAGCTGTTTTGTCACTGGGTCCTTTTCCTGCGAAAGAAGGATTCATTTCTACTCTTATAAAACTAGATTTATTGGCATAATCTCCATAGATCCTATTTCTTTTCTGCTTTATGTCCCACTTAAAATACTGGTTACCTATTCTGTTTGCTATATAGTCTTCTGAATTGGGGTTTAAATTAAGGTTTTCAAAATTGTCTAGAACTATGATCGAGTCGTTTACTACCTGCTTTACAACAACATCAAATCGGCCGTAAGGACTGATGGCTGCTGGGTCTGCAATTTTAATATTTTGAACCTCTATATACATGTCCAAGGATTGTTCTCCTTCCTGTATACTGTGTATTCTAAATAGCCTTTCTGCACCTGCAGCTAAATCAGTTGCTTTGGCGGCCCCGAAGGTGCCATTGTACTGTGGAATGACCCAAGGGGCGCTAGAGTGCTCAAGTTCATGCTGATCTGACTTTCTGTCAGCCATCGCGTCATCCATTCTAGTTATAAAGACGCAGGTTGATTCCATTGTGGCGGCGCCTGCGGTGGTTACTTTTGTTTTTACTAGATTTTCATATTCTTCTTCAAAAGTTTCGCCAAGCCAATAGTGGTTGTAATAATCCTGCAATCCGGTGGATGTGACGCCAGTGTTCGTATTTACTGGATTAGTATTCAAGACGTTTCTAATATGTTTTTCGCCGGCACGGAATGAGACTTGTTTTTCAATCGTTTCGCCAGTATCAACTTTTATAAGAATTTTAAATTTGCCCTCAGCATCGATCTTGACAGGAACATGCTCACCGTTGGCTTTGTTATAAAGATTATCTTTACCAGCCTCGGTGGTTTCGGTGTCGGCCTTTACGCCATTCACACCAGGCACGAATGCGGAGCCTGTGGAGTAAATTATCCCCAATAAAGAACAGTTAGCCGTTGAAGTCTCAGCCGGGGTAACGGGAATGTTTGTCCCCCAAATGCCGAAGGCTCGTCTTGCGGCCCAGCCTGCTTTGCCAGTCTCACTTGAGTCGTCGCCTGAGATTCCGGCTAATCTAATAAAAGTTACCGGTGAATCGATTTTAGCTTTAAGATATGCCTGTGCAGCATATGCACCATAAGTCGGTGCAATAAATCCATTCCCATCTCTCCAGACGTCACCGCGCGGAGATCTGCCACCTGGAATAGGTTCTCCAAATATTTCTGTGAATTCTTGGAATGAGTTGACCTTTACAGGTTTGAGGGCTGGGCCACGTTGTGACCGACCAATTATTACTGGACCGACTCCGCCTGGTGTAGCTGGGATTTGACTTTTATCAATCTCACTAAGAAACACACCGGGTGAGACGAACTTAAATTTCTTTACAGACATACTAATGAATCTCCTTGAAAATCGAGCTTATCTAAAAAAGTAGTATTTTACTTTAGTAAATAGTTTTAGGATTTTGCAAAAGAATAAAAGAAAGGAAGAAGGCCCCGGAATGAACCGGGGCCTTCGGAGAGGTAGGTATCTAGTAGAGTTTATCAGGTCTTGATGAATCTAACGACCAACTCATCACCAGCTGCAAGAGCATTTGATGAAACTAGGGTAAGAGTGGTACCACTGATATTATAGTCTCGCTCTCCGTTGAAGCCGTTCGCAGTATAGGAACCGGAACGAGCTTGCAACAAGCCGTTAACATAGACACTAACAGCATCAGCACTTGCTGGTGTTGCAGTCATAGTAAAGATACGGCCAGCATTGCCTGCTGTACCACCGCCAGAAATAAACGTATCCTGATGGTGTGCGATACTAAGAACACCCGAACTGTTTGCTAGGCCAGCGCCTGCCATCTTTTCAGCAACGTGATCAAAAGTGATCTCCTTTGCAACACCGGAAGCGTCTGCGTCCTGAATAACAAATTTGTCACCCGAGGCAACACTGCTATTTGTTAGATCTGCAAGAGCAGAGAAAGTAACACTAGCGTTATCCAGAGATACGGCGCCGTCGATGTCAACAGAGCCATCAAACTCTGCAGTTCCGTCGAAGCGTGTATATCCGTCAAACTCAACATCTGGATCACCAGAGCTACCACCAGTCGATGCAAAAAGCACATCGCGGTTGGTATCGATAGTGATGACAGATGTGCCGCCTTCTTGGATGTCGACACCTTCAGCGCCATCGATAGTGATCGCGCCAGCAGCGGTATCAATCTCCATTGCATCTTGTGCCTTGATGTCACCCTCTAAGTGAAGGTCCTGCCAAGCGGCAGATGTAGTACCTAGATCATAGGTGTCATCCGCGGATGGGATAAGATCACCTGTAACTTTAACATCAGCACTAGAAACTAACAATAGGTCAGTTCCGTCACCACTGATGTAATCTCCGGCATCACCAAAAGCAAGCTTGTGGCCAGAGGAGACAGTTGCAGTATTGCTAGAGTTAGCATGAGTCAAGGTGAAAGGTTGATCAGAACCAACCTTAAAAATTGCGGAATTGGACAATAGATCAAGATCGTCGCCAATAACCACACTCTTCGCGACGCTCAGGCCACCGTCAGTTTGCATAGAACCATCAGTGGTTGAAGTAGCTTCAGTGGTATCATCCACAATAACTCGTCCAGCTGCCGTAATGGAACTTGAAGCATCGATAGCGCCGTTGATATCAACAGTAGTGGCATTGATTTCAATCTCTGTATCAGATACGAGATCAAGAACGCCATCAGCTGATTGATGAATATAAGTACCACTATCTCCGAACTGAAGCTGGCGACTAGAGTTCAAAAGAAGTCCAGTATCATGAACGTGAGTTAGATTAACATCTTGACCTGCGCCGAAATTCAATATTGCGCCGTCGGACAACAAATCTAGATCATCGCCGATAACAGCGCTCTTAGCGACGCTCAAGCCACCGTCAGTCTGTAAGGAGCCATCAGTGGTTGAAGTAGCTTCAGTGGCATCATCAGTTTTGAGGACTCCAGAGAAGGTACCTGTGCTAGCACCAACGGCAGTAGCAGTCAGGGCGCCCATGACCAATGGAGCAGCAGTACCAGAAAATACTTCTGAACTGTTCGTAGCCGCACTAAGTATCGCAAAGCCTTCGGCGCTATCATCCCAACCCATGAAACCGACTCTAGCGCTGGATCCGTCGTGATAACGGAACTCGACGCCGCGGTCCTTGTTATCATCGGAGCCAGGAGCACTATCACCGCCCAATGTTATAATTGGATCGTCGACAGTGACCGTCGTGCTGTTCACAGTTACTGTCGTTCCGTTTACAGTAAGATTTCCCGTAACGGTATGATTACCTGTGACAGTAAGGTTATCATTAACAGTGGTCTCAGAAGTGCTATGGCCGATGGAAACCGCCACGCCACTGGTTGCAGTACCAAGGCTCACACCTCCAGTACCATCGATAGCAACCGCTCCACCGTCGGCATCCATATCGATTGATGCACCACCAAGAGTTAAAGCAGCGTCAGAATCTACAGTAACTGCTGCAGCACCATCAACAATAAAAGCGCCTGCGGATGCCAAAGTTGCGCCGGTGGAACCATCGTGAGTAATAGTCACATCGCTCCCTGCGCCCAATGCAAGAACTGCAGAGTCAGAAAGTAGCTTCACATCATTCCCCGCGATGATGTCCTTGACAACACTCAGACCACCATCTGTCTGAAGGGATCCGTCTGTTGCACTAGTGGCATCAGTAGCGTTATTGACATTAAGAACACCGGCTGCCGAAACAGTGGCGCCAGTGGTGGCACCCAATGTTGAAATACCGTCAACAGTGATTGCGCCTGCGGCGCTGATGGTAACACCAGTTGAGCCGGCGCCACCGGCGATATCAAATGCACCATCGTCTTCAACGCGGAAAACTTCCGTGCCATCATACTGCTGAAATACAAAGTCGTCACTATCAACCATGAGTTTCATAATGACAGCACCGGCTGTTCCATCAAGGTCAAGAGCAAGCTGGTCTGTGCCGCCGTCTTGGAACTTGACGTCACCAGTTGTGGAGTTCAAGTGTAACTCTCCAGTCGAATCAATCGAAATTGGAGATGCAGCGATTGTTAGACCTGTTGTGCCATCGTGGGTAAGGGTGGCATCATCGCCGGCGCCCAAAGATAGTATTGCACTATCTGATGTCAGCTTGAGGTCGTTACCGACTGAAAGAGTATCGGATGTTTTGTTATAGGTAAGGCCGGCGTCGCCACCTAAGGACGAGCCGCCATCATTAAACTGAACTTGGGTATCACTACCCGCTGCAACAGAACCAATAAGCTCTGCAACAGTAATCTTTTTAACCGAGCCGGCCGTGGTGATATCGTGAACTGGGATAAAGTCACCTGAAGCTGGTGAAGCACCCAGTGCTGCCAGTGCACTGATATCCATCTTAAGCGATGGCTGATCTGATGAACCTGTATAAGCTGAAATGCCGCCAGAACTTGAAAGAGCTAGCTGTTTTGCTGAAATAGTAGTTCTCATTGCTGTTGATCCTCCTGACTCACTCGCTGCGTTACTCATACCAGTAACGGAGAATAGGGAGCCTTCATTTGTTGTTGTTATCGTAACGTTACCAACTGAACCATCTGTGTCGTTTGTTAAACTAACTGTGCTGCTTGAGCGCGTCGCGGTGATACCGAGAATAGACGCATTGACCATATCTTTAATAGCCTCTGCAATATTTGCTGTGCTAAGTGAAGCATCAGATCCAGAGCCTGCAATAGTACCCTGTCTGAAATAGATTGGCGTGCCAAAATTTTTGCCCCAAAATTGGTCATTGGTCGGCGAAGTGCTGTGGTGGTTGTAGTAATTAATATTTGAATCAGATGCCAAATATTCATCATATCCCCATTTAAACGACTTCTTTCTTGCGTCAGTCGAAAGACCGGTTGACGCAGTGCCATCAACAAAATTCATAGAACACGCGTTGCCGGCAAAGCCGGCTGTGGTAGCCATGAAAATTACCCAATTACTTTCCGATGATGTATAAGTATCGTTAGCAATTGACGAAGGTTGCTGTAGGGTCCCAGCAGCCGTGGCGCCGTATGCCTCAATATTGATGAGGCTAGCATTGTTAGCGTGGTTTACCGCTTGCATCAAGGCAGTATGTAGACGCCAATCATTACCGCTTGAATCAATAACTCTGATCCAGTATTCAGCCACGGAGGCCTTCTTATACAGCCAATACCTAGACGAGCTGGATCCATATTTAGCCACGAGTGACCAAGTGCCATTTGACGTTATATTGGACCCGCCTCCTGCGCCGATACCAACTTTCATCGTAGAACCAGATGCATCAGTAAAGATGAAGTGAGGAATAGTGGTAATTGCGGCTAATCCACCACCGTCGTTTAGGCTTGAGTTTATTGCCCAAGTATTAAAATTCGACTGATCAGTCATTTCGAAAGCTAAAAGCGCTTTTTTAGCACCATCCGCTTCGTCAAATGTTGGAACCACTAGTCTTCCCTTTTGGGGATCTTCTAATGGTACTGTCGCGTCGCCACCGGTGTAGTCACCGGATTTCGCATCATTGCCTTCTGAATCCAAAAGGCCTCTTGCATTATTGTCTATAACAAACGTTAAATTATTAGTACCGTCTCCTAACACAAATCTCGGATAAGTAGCTGAGTCGAAACTACCCCCTGCTTGGGAAATTACTACTGTTCCTGTTGCTGCTGCCATATCAATCCCTCCTGTTTTTAAGGTTTTTAACAGGTATATACTCTATTATTAATAAACCTATACTTTTAATTAAAGATTATAAAAAGGAATTAAAATTTAGTTAACTAAATTTACACTGGACGGGAGAAAAAAAATTAATCTTTCTTAAAGATAACTTTCTCACTTGAATTGGACGGTAACTGGACTGTGTATCCCTCTTCTGGGATACCGTATTCTAGCCTTAGAGATTCTAAATTGGCTAGGATTTCTTTGTTTTTTCTAGCGATGGAGACCATCAAGCTCGACTTACTTTTCTCATATTGAATCTGGACTTCAGCTATTTTATATTTTACGATTCTAGCTTCTTCCATCATGGCAACAATATTCTGTGATTCAGTCTCTGAGCATTCTAAATAGTCTGGGATTTCTTCAACCACCTCAGTTTCTGGCTCCAGGTCTGGCTCAGGCGCCTGATCAGGAACGTCCGGTGGGTCATTATCGTCTTGGAAAGGTTGGTCTTTTTCTTTCGGTTCTTGGGTCTCTAATGCTGCGACTAAATCTTTTAATTTTTCTAAAATACTCATAATATCTTCTCCTCTATGAAAAAAGAATTTTTTTAAGATTTCTAACATTATTATCGAACTTGCAAAAATCAGAATCTAAAAATTGTATTGATTTAATTCTGCATGTGTCGTCTGTGTCTTCAAATTCAAAATAGAATTTTCCGCTATCTAGACGCGAGCACTTGAGAAGCTTTTTGCCTTGAAGTTGTAGGTAGGCAGCGATACCGATATCACTAGTGGTAAAGGTTTTCTCTGTGGAACTATCTTCCATGTTTTGACTCTCCATTCTTTTACTGTTAGTGTATATAAATAGAGATCTGGAAGTAGATTATCTAATACTAGTCGTCTTTTCTGAGAAAATAACCCTTTTCGCCAGTTGAGGTGGGGAGCTTAAGCTCGTACGTAAGGCCTTCGTCAATGTTTTTTGACTTTTGTAGGGATTGTGCCATATTATAAAGATCGTTTTGACCATAAACAATCTGCGTCATGATATTCGCTTTATTCTTCTCATAGGTCAGGCACATATTGGAGAAATAGTTTTCTAGATCTACAATTTTGTTGCGAAATTCATGAATATGCTGTACTTCTTCCCATTCGACTTCAATTACTTCTTCGGCTGTTGTAGTCTGTGGTTCTGTGGTTGTAGCAGTCGTAACCTGCTCTGTGGTTGTGGTTGCAGAGGTTGTCTCTGTTTTCTTCTTAGCTGTCTTTGACATGAATGTTAGCTCCTTTTTTTGTTTGTCCATGCTAATAACATAGTAACATAAAAAATTAGCCTTTTATATAGGTAATTACAATTAAATCAGTTTGCTCGACATTTTCGTTGAATTTTATAGTGTTTCCGCCGACAACTGTGTAGTCTTTTTGGGCCCCGTCGGCCTGGAGCACACCATTCACTAGCACCGACTCACTATTTGCCCGGATCGAATATAACGTTGCAAAGTCTGTAAAACTGGAAGGGGTTGTGTTAGTGGAGTCTTTTAAAGTTTCCCTTACTATCATGTTTTGACTTAAAACTTCTGAAAAATTATCTGTTGTGACCACGTTTGCGGAAGTCGAGGATCCGCCGCCTGTACCTGATGTGTTAAAAAAGCTAGCCGCCGGCACGTTGCTGAAATGGTAACCATCATTCAAGAAAGCTTCTTTAATATCTGCTGGAACGCCTTCTAGACCATAGTAGGAGCCGAATTCGTGCTCTGGTATTTCTGCCAAGGAGATTCTTTCTCTTGGGATCTTAACCTCTACTATGTTTTCTCTTAGTGTGTAGCTTGGCCTGTCTCTGTTCTTGCCCTCTCCTACTATGTATCCAATAACTTTGAGTGATATTTTAGTTTCAAACTTTCGTTCATCAGATGAAAAGTCAGATAAGTTGTCACTTGATGCATAATTCTCCTGGATGAACCCTTCATACTTATGAGAAGCCTCTTTTAGTCTTACGAAGTTTACTGTGCCCGGTTTTGTGGCGAATGGAGTCACTAGGTCGTTCATTTGTTGTTGGTATTCAGTTCTAAGTGTTATCTCGTAAGTAACCTCAACATTAACCGGCATTGGAACACTTATTGTTTTATATACTATTTTAGGATTTGGTGAAGGATAATTCTTTTGACCATACAGTCTTTGTGCATCGGAATTTGCAAAGCGCATGGTCTTCTTTTGGTACAATACCCGGCTAATGTTTAAAGCGCCGCCGCGTGAATCAGCGACTTCTGGAATATTGCCCTGAAAAACACCCGAAGATGCTCTTGACTTATCGAAAGAACTTCTTCTAATAGAAATGATAGGCAAAACTAGCATTCCTTGACTGTCTCTAATTTCTTTGTTATTTTTAGATTGGAACGCTCTTTCTGCCGAGCCCCATATAACAGGAACTGGTTTAAACCCTTTGTTCGTCATTACTTGCAATTGGAGTCCTGAAACAAAGTTGTAAACGGAGCGATCGATGGTCTCTATGCTGGAGCCTTCAAAGTGGACTCTTAATGAATCATCTGACATCAAATAGACCCTCTCTTGCTCTGATGCATGTAGCTGCTATTTCAAATCGCGATTCGACTTGGCCAAAGAGCCACTTGGGTTCTTCCAGCGTCACAATCTCATACATATATTCTCCGTATTGTATAAAATCACCTTCCCTAACAAAAAGGTCTTGGTCTTCAGTGAGGCGCCTTTTGTGGAAACCGACTGATATTTTCTCTATACGGTCAATACCCAGAGGAGTCGTGGTCGTTGCTTGCGAATCATACTTGACCATTGCATAGACTCTAACAGGATTTAGAAAGTTCTTTTCAATTGCCTCGCCGTAGAGATCGTGAAAGTTTGTATGCTCCAAACTGACAGGGTAATACACTACCGTTTGGCCAACTACTCTTTCAATGATCTCATCATTGACTTGCTTTACAAAATCTTTCTCTTTTTTCCCCGTAAACAAGGGAGGAGGAGGACTAGCTGGTTGAGACCACTTATTATCATCGGACATCAAACATTACCCCACAAATATATAGTTTGGAACTCTCTCCAGCACTTTTGAGCTGTTCTCTAGCAATGCAGCATCCTGCTCTGCCAATTTCATATAAGTCATCTCTGCCAGGGTTGTTTTAAGTTCTTCTCTCAGTTTTTCTTGTTCGTCTTTTCCTTCGGTGATAAGAGCAGTACCGTTCAAGGTTACTGATTCACCTGGAATCGGAACTGAATTAAACTTAGACCTTACTTGTCCCAACATTTCCTTACTTAGTGCCAGTG